ATAGAATTACAAGTTATAATAGTATTTAGAGTGCCAGCTCCAATTCCACAGCAAATATCAAGAATTTTACCCAAATTCCAGAATGTTGCTCAAACAAATCATTATTTGGTAAAATTTGGTTTACCTAAAAGTAGTTCTTTTGATCCTAATACTTTAGCAGGTCATTTAAGAAGTAAGGGTGTAGATACTAGATTTCAGTTAGATGATATTGGTTTATTATGTTCTTCTGCGTCTTTACCTGGAAGTGCTTTTGCAACGATTAATACAGTTGGTGATTATCAAGGTGTTGTAGAACGATTTGCTCATACTAGAAATTATACTCAAATAAGTTTAGAATTTTATGTTGATAATTTATATAAATCTTTAAAATTTTTAGAGCATTGGATGGAATATATTAGTGGTGCTAGTCAACCAAATTTGGATGAATCAGCATATCATTTTAGGATGAGATATCCTGAAGATTATAAATCTGATGAAACTAGAGTAATTAAATTTGAAAGAAATTATAGGCAATTTGTAGAATATAAATTTATTGGATTATTTCCAATGTCATTAAATTCTACTAGAGTTTCATATGAAGGTGCACAGGTATTGAAAGCAACTTGCAATTTTAGTTATGATCGGTATATTGCAGGTGAAACAACCTCATTTGCTTTTGATAGGGGAACAGCTCTTAATAACGCTAATTTTAATAGGCAGAAAAGTCAATTTACAACTAGTTTTGGTAAGTATAATAAGAATTTATTTCCAAGATCAAATTCGTCTAATAATACAGCAGTAACTGATGCTAGAGGGCAAACTAGTGTACGACCTGCATCTGATGCTAATCCAATTGTTGGTGCTCAAGCTTATCTTGAATCTCAAGGACTTAGTAAAGAAATAATAAATGGTATCAATGATATAGAAGCAGGTCGAAATAGAGATTAGAAAAACCTACCTATATAAATTACGACTTGTTATAGTTTATTATGCCTTTACCAAAGATTGCAACGCCTTCCTATGAGTTGGTTATACCTTCATCTAAAAAGAAGATTAAATTTAGACCATTTTTAGTAAAAGAAGAGAAGATTCTTATATTAGCAATGGAAAGTCAAGATACTAAACAAATTGCTAATGCGGTTAAAAATGTAATTTCTTCTTGTATTAGTACAAGAGGAATTAAAGTTGAAAAATTATCTACTTTTGATATTGAATATTTGTTTTTAAATATTCGTGGAAAATCTGTTGGTGAACAGATTGAAGTTATGGTTACTTGTCCAGACGATAGAAAAACAAAAGTCCCAGCTTTGATTAATATTGATAGTATAAAAGTACAAACAGATGAAAAACATTCAAGAGATATTGTTCTTGACGATCAATACACTTTAAGAATGAAATATCCATCTTTAGATGAATTTATTAAGAATAATTTTTCTAATTTAAGTGATGTAAATGTCGATGATACTTTTGATTTGATTGCTTCTTGTATTGAACAAGTCTATTCTGAAGAAGAATCATTTGCTGCTTCTGATTGTACTAAAAAGGAATTGTCACAATTTTTAGAGCAATTAAATTCGTCTCAATTTAAAGAAATTGAAAAATTCTTTGAAACAATGCCTAAATTATCACATACAGTTAAGGTAATTAATCCAAATACACAGGTCGAAAGTGAAATTGTGATTGAGGGATTACAAAGTTTTTTCGGATAAGTATGGCACATGAAGATCTTGCGTCATACTATAAAATGAATTTTGCTTTGATGCAGCATCATAAATATAGTTTAACAGAGTTAGAAAATATGATGCCTTGGGAAAGAGAAATTTATATTTCTCTCCTTCAGCAGTATATTGAAGAAGAAAATCTAAGGGCACAACAACAATCAAATGGCTGAACTAGCATCACCACTGGCAGGAGGAATACAAGCAGTTAGAAGGACTGTACCTTCTAGTGTTTTTGCACCACCTGCACCACCTGCACCAGCAGCACCAGATCCAGTTACAACTAATTTAATATCACAAAATTCATTAGCATTAGGTGGTGTTTCCCAACAACTTGCTAATATATCTGCTAGAGTCAATAATTTAAGTATGTCTCTAACAGTTATAAAGAGTAATTTAGAGACTAATGCTGCTTTAGAAAGACAAAGGGAACAAGCAAAACAAAATAGAGAAGCTGTATTAGCAGAACAAGGATTAAGAGAAGGAAAAGAAAGTCAAATAGAACAAAAAATACAAAATTCATTATTTACTCCTATTCAGAAAGTTGCAGCAAAAACTAGAGGATTATTGTCTAGATTATCATCTTTTCTTTTTACAATAGGTGGTGCTTGGTTACTTGATAAAGTTGTTTTAACAGTAAAGGCTTTAAGTACAAAAAATACTGATCTATTAAAATCTATTATATCAAACGTAACAAAAAATGTTATTGTTTTTGGTAGTTTATTATTATTAACTAGAGGTAAGTTTGGATCTATAAAAGGAGTTTTAATGGCTTTAAGGACTGGAGTTCTTAGAGTTGCAACTGCTGGTTTAATTATTACACCTTTTGAGGCAATAATAAATTTATTTAAAAGAGCATATAATTTTATTGTAAGTAATACTCCTGGATTAGGTGGAATGCCACTTTTGGAATTATCTGGACAAAAGAAAAACGTAAAGGATGAAGATCAAGAAACTATTGGTATGGGAGATCTTGACTCTGAAACTTGGATAGAAGGTGATAAACCTGGTGAAAAACTTTATTATGATAAGGATAAGAAGGAATTTGTTCCACAAACAGAGTTAACTAGTGATACTTCTGATACTGGAGATAGTGATACTAAAGAGGGTGATAGTGATAAAGAAGAGAAAAAAGGATTTTTTGGTAAAAGTCTATCTAATATTGGCCAATTTCTGGCTCCAATGATGGATTTCTTCGTAGATACAGAATATGAAGATGATAAAAAAGCAGATGGTGATGAACCTAATCCTGACTCTGTTAGTCCAAATACTACAGGTGATAATGAAGAAGAAGTTGTACCCATAGATCAATTTGAAGAAGAATTAAAAAAAGAAGGTAAGAGAATAGATTTGGAAACTATGGAAATAGTACCAATTAATAAAAATAAGCAAAATAATGTTTCCCAAAAAATATCTGTTAGTGAAGAAGACTTATCTGGCAATAATTTAATATCGTCTGCAGTTACTATTTCAGATTCTGGCAATGAAGGTGCAGTACAAGCACAATCTGGTACAAATACTAGTGGTGGTGATAAGCAAACTCCAATAATATCTTCTAATAATAATGCTAATAATTATGTTTATAATTCATATAAAAATTATCAAGTAGTTCCATAGTATGTCAAACGCAATAGTTAAAAATTCGTTATTAAGATCTTCTATTAATATAAAGAGTATTAGTAGATCTGTTAGTAGTTTTTCTACTGGTTTTATTAAATCACAAGCAATAGCAACTGATATACAAAAGCAAACTGAGGATGATAAAGAATATAAATCTACATTAATACGTAGTGATGATTCTTATTTTAGAAAGAGACAAGAAAATATTAAAAGAAAAGATAGAGAAGATGAAATAGAAGCATCAACAGTTGGTGGTGCTATTAGAAGAACTGGGTCTGTAGTATCTAAGAGTACAAGAGGATTTTTGGGTAGAATTTTAGATTTTATGGGTGTTATGTTTGTAGGGTGGATACTTACTACTTTACCAAGTCTAAACAAATCTATTCTTGGATTTATTAAAAGAGCATCAGTTTTAGTTGGAGCATTAAGTGTATTAGTTGATAATACTGTAGATAGTTTGTTTAGACTTGGAGTTGATTTAGGTAATTCTGATGATGCAATAAAACAGATTGATCTTTCTGAAGATGAAAGATTTATGAAAGAAGAATTGGACTCTACTGAAAATTCTTTTAGAAAATTAACAACGGATGTATTCCGTACAATGGAATCATTTAATGATCCCAGAACAATGGGAATACCAATGAATAGTTGGGATGAAGTTCAAAATATGCCTTTGGAAGGTGAAGGACAATCTCAAGAACCAGAACCAGAACCAGAATCACCTACAGATAAAGCAAATAATCTGGGTGTTTTAACTCCTGGAGGAACAACTAAAAAAGAAGATCCTAAAAAAGAAGATCCTAAAAAAGAAGAGCCTAAAAAAGAAGAAGAGACAAATAAAGGAGATACTGTTGAAGGAACTAACACTACACCAAAACAATTAACACCAAAAGGAAAAGTAGAAACAGATAATGATACTGGTCCTGATACAAGAGGATTAGATGGTGAAGAATTATCACCTGAAGTTCAAAGACAGCAAGAAGAAGCACTTAAAAATAGTGGTTTTGACCCAGAGTTTGAGAAAGGAACGTCAAGGATTAAAAAAGATGGATTGGCATTTCTTCACAAAGATGAGGCAGTTATTCCTGCAGAGAGCACTAAAAAATATGGAATTGATTTTATGGAATCAATTATTGCGAATAAGAATAATGCATCAGTAAATGCTCAGAAAAAAGCAACAAGAAGGTTATTAGAGATACTTAGTGAACAACATAAAGAAGAAAATAATGGACTTATAAGAGTTGATGAATTTGATAAATTGCAAGAGCAAACTGTAGGTATGTTAAAAAAACATCTTGCTCAATCTCAAGGTCTAGTAGAAGGTATAAAAGAACAAATAGAATCTACTGATTTAGGAGGTTTAGATTCTGAAGAAGCAATAGAAGTTCAAAACAATCTAATTTCATCTATTATTGAACCTATTCAAAAATCTAAAGTTATAGGTAAGAAAAGGCGTAAAACACCAAAAATAATACCTGTTCCTGCAGTATCTTCTAGACCTTCATCTGCATCTCCACCTTCATCTCCATCAATAAATAGAGGGGGATCTCTTTCACAAGTTTCTGTTAAGAGTGATGAGGGTATTTGGAATAAGCTCCAAACATTAGAATTACATTACACATAATGGCAGCAATAGACGCATCAATTTACGAAAAATTTATTATAGAATCTTCTGACGGTTCTAAAACTGTTGATATATCCAGAGGTGTTATAACATTTGCATATTATGAGGATATATTTTCACCAACAATAACTGCAAAAGCTATAATAACGAATGATGGTAGTACTATAGAAGGACCAGATGGTAAACTTACATCATTGTATAATGGTTTACCTATTCGTGGTGGTGAAAGAGTTATAATTAAAATTGCAGGTAATTCTAGAAAAAATCCTGGTATGGATTTTTCTGAAGATCCTACAAAATATCTTTATGTTTCTAGTGTAAAGAATGTTATTCAGAATACAAATAGTGAGACCTTTGTTTTAGATTTAGTTCCTAGAGAAACCATAACAAATGAAACTTCTAGGGTTGGTAAGAAATTTTCTTCATCTACTTCTATATCAGATAGTGTAAAAGATATAGTTAAAAATTATTTAAAGACTGATAGGTTAATTGAAGATAATATAGATAAAACACAAAACCCATATGGATTTCTTGGCAATTTAAAAAAACCTTTTACTGTATTAACTTGGTTAGCATCTAAATCTGTACCAGGTGAAGTATCTGGAAAGGATGCTACTGCTGGATATCTTTTTTATGAGACTATAGATGGTTATAATTTTAAATCTATAGATTCCTTAATTGCTCAAGATCCAGTTGAAGGTATGTATGTTTATACTGAAGTGGCTATAACTGAAATGCCAGATAATGATTTTAAAATACTTAAGTATAATACAAATAAAAATCAAGATTTATTGAGTAATTTACAACGTGGTGCTTATTGTAGTCATCGTATATTTTTTAACCCATTAACCTTCACATATACTAATCCAGAAAAGGGTTTGTTTAAGATGGAAAATTATGTAGGTAAGACTGAAAATTTAGGAAAGGATATAACACTACCTTCTATTGGTGAGGAAAGTGATAAGAATTTAGGTGATATTCCTAGTAGAAATATAACTGCTGTTATGGATATTGGAACATTAGAGAAAAATGCTTCAACGAAGGATAATGCAGATCCTACAAAAATATTTTCACAAGCAATGATGAGGTATAATACAACACTTACTCAAACTATGTCGGTAACAATACCATCTAATACTAATCTTAAAGCTGGTAATTTGATACAATGCCAATTTCCCTCTATTAGTCGTGATAAAGAAGGATCACCAGATGAGGAACAAAGTGGTCTATATATGATTAAAGAACTGTGTCATTTTTTTGATTCAAATGGTTCTTATACTTCTATGAAATTATTAAGAGACACCTTCGGACGTAAAGAAAAATGATAGAAGAATCAATAATTAAAAGTAATTTTATAGGAAGAGATGGTTTTCGTTGGTGGATAGGTCAAGTAGCACCTGAAGAGGCTCAAGGAGACCAATTAAATCAAGTAGGAGATGCTTGGGGAAATAGAGTTAAAGTTCGTATTATGGGTTATCATCCCCAAAATACGGTTGAATTAAAAGATGAAGATCTACCTTGGGCACAAGTATTATTATCACCTCAAGCAGGATCTGGTAAAGCAAACCGTGCAAAATCACTTAGATTATCACCAGGTGATAGTGTAGTTGGATTTTTCTTGGATGGTGATGATGCACAATTACCTGTGATTATGGGTATATTTGGTAATACTGCTTATTCTCCTAGTGATACTTACAAAGGACCATTCCAACCATATACTGGATATACAAGTAAAGTTAAAACTGATAATGCATTTATTCTTAAGAATGAGGTAGGAGATCAATCAGGTAATACTTCACAAAAATCACCAAGAGGAATATCTCAGGCAAAAATAGATAATATAAATGCAGCAATTGAATCTGCACCTGAACCAATTAAATCATTAATACAAGAACGTACTCTTAATGCTGCCATAGGACAAACAGTTGTATTTGCATCATCTAATCAAGCATCAACTATAAACAAAATTAATAGTGAAGTTGAAG